TCGGTATCTTTGAGGAAATAGTGTAATGCAATTTTGGCGGTTGTGGGCAAAAGCAATCGGCGAAAAAGCAAGTGAGGATGATAGGGAAGCTGATAGGGTTGCTATCATCCGCACCGCTATCGTTCTCTGTTACGTAATTACAAACGTGTTTATTATCGCTGGTGTAATTCGACACTGGTAAAGGATATAAAATGATTAAAGTGTTTAAGAGGTCGATGTGAGTGGCCGCCGTAGTTTTATTAAAGGCTTTGGTATCCTCAGTGCTGTTTTCTCTGGCGGCGCTATTGCTAGTGCTACAACCCCAACACCAGCGCCTAGCCCTATCGCTGTCAATCCTGGCAATAACGATCTGCCTGTAAAGGAAGACATCAGTCACCTTGCTCCACCAAAGATGGACGTACCTGTGTTTTCCATTACTGGTGCGTATGGCGAAGACAACAAACCTCAACCAACATATCCTGGATCACCATATATGTTTGCCCCGCTCAATCCTAAAGTTACTAACAAAGTCAATATAGCTGTAGGACGAGACAATCGTTTGTGGTTGGAGATTGATGGAGAATGGCGGAGAGTTGCAGTTGAATGATATTTTTGTAAACTTATTAGGATGGATCAAAGATGATTGGCGTAGTAATCGTTTTCGGTTTTGCATTGAGCTGCTTGCTTGGGGCATTAGCATTGGGTGTTCGATCACCATGGCTCTTACTGTCCCCAATCCGCCCCTACTTACTATGTACCCTATATGGATCATCGGTTGTAGCCTCTATGCTTGGGCTGCTTTTACTCGGAAATCTTTTGGCATGCTGGCTAACTACATGCTTCTTGTGACAATCGACACGATTGGTCTGATTAGGATGCTTGCATGAAGATTGGTATTACTGGACACTCAAAAGGTCTGGGCGCCGAGCTGGCTGAATATTATTCGAGCCAAGGTCACGATGTGTTGGGATGGTCAAGGTCTAATGGCTTTGATCTGAACAACACATTACCTATTGTTGCCAAGCAATGTGAGGAATGTGATATAATCTTTAACAACGCACCAGGATATTTCCAATATGAACTATTTCAGTTGTTAGCTGGGTCAGCAAAGTTGCAGAATAACCACTCTGTGATTGTTAACATTAGCTCACTTGCTTCGAGGTTTGGTGTATCACAGTCGATGGCGTATGCTGCTCATAAAGCAGCTCTGGATACTGCCACGCTTTCCTATCAGCTATGGGGTAGCCGTTGGCCAGCGGCACTTTTAATTCGTCCAGGATACTTTACTGGCGAGCGCTCTGCCCATAAGAAAGTTCAGCATGTCGATGTGCATGCTGTGATGCACACAATTATAAACGCGGTAGAGGCTGCGTATAACGACCGATACCGCATTAACGAGATCACTATAGTACGATGACGCCATTTGACTTTGTTAACAGCATTAACAGCCCTTCTAAGAAGGATTTGATGACTGATTCTGAAAACGACGAGCTAGCTGAAAGCTCGTATGTTCCTTTTATTGTCAATAAGACACTTTCCTACTTTCCAGAAACGATTCTCCACGCTAATGAGATGAACCGTGCTGGGGTAGATAATAAACTTCAATATCACTATCTTCTAAATAGCATCCGACCGGCAAAAAGATTTGCCAAGTGGGCGAAGAGTGAGATGACAGAGGATGTTGAAGCAGTGATGCAATACTATGGCTATAGTGCTGACAAGGCACGACAAGCGCTCAAAATCCTCACCACAGACGACCTACACTACATAAAACAAAAATTAGAACGTGGTGGTAATCATGATAAAACTAGAGTCTCTAGTAGAGGTAAAACTAAAGATTGATGAAGATTTTCTGAAAGTCAAGGAAACATTGACTCGTATTGGTGTGGCTTCAAAGAAAGAAAAGAAGCTGTATCAGTCCTGTCATATTCTTCACAAGCAAGGACAGTACTACATTGTCCATTTCAAAGAGCTGTTTGCGCTCGATGGCAAACCAACAAACATTTCCGAAGATGATATTGCGCGTAGAAATACAATCGCAAACCTAATCACCGAGTGGGGCCTTGTTACGTTGGTTGATGCTGCAAAATCAAAAGCTCCAACTACCCCTATGTCTCAGATTAAAGTGATCCCACACAAAGAAAAGTCTGAGTGGGATCTTGTGACCAAATATTCAATTGGTCGTAAACTTTAAATTGTAAACGGCAACCATAACCACACTGCTTGTGAAAGCATCAGTGTAGCCGTTCCACCAACAGCTAAGCTAGCCCAGTACAGGCGCATATTAACTGCTAGAATCGATGCGGTCAAAAGAACGACAGCAATCTGAAATAGTGAACCTGAATATGTATACCATGGGCTACGCGTCTTTGCAACAGCACGTTCCTTTTCAAGCCCACGTGCCTTTTCCATCAGAGCTTTCTTTCCCTCTTTAGGTTCATTGTCGTAGCGATCAATCTTTGCTTCCAATACAGCAGCCTTTTTCATATCCTTACGGGACATTGCATCATCATAAGCCATTTCAGCAAGAGTCTGTTTAATACTCTTTGCTTGATAGAATGACCATGTGTTGTTTGCTTCTATGGTGTTGTTTAGAATCTTAGAACTATTGCTACCACCGAAATAGGTATTAAGGGCCAAAAGAGCAGCAAATACCACGATAACCCATCCAGCTTTATCTTTAATTTGGGCTTCTCTTTCGCTTCTACTAAGAGGCTTCTTTTCTTCTGTCATAATCGCTCCTAAAATTTTATTTTTAATCCAATTGATAAATTATTTACTATTGCAGACCCGTGGTCTGCAATAGTAAAATAGTAGTATATACTTTTGTTACTATCGGACAAATCACTTTTGTAAACAGCGTAGTGTAATGCAAGTCTGGTAATGAAGTATAGATCTACTTCCCGTGTACTGGGTCTACTTCCAATAATTTTACTAGCAATGGGGCCTTTTTCAACAAACCCCTCATCATATCGTTGCGTCATATTACGTGTCGTGGACCAATCGCCTAAGATTAGTGCAGTGCCAGTCCACATCTCACCAATATGTTGAGCACTGCAGTTAAACGATAGCGCTAACAAAAATGATAGCACTAATAGTTTCATTTTGCTAATGGGTTATCAATCGCTTTTTGGATCTTATTATCCACGTCGCGGTTAATTCGTTCTAACTTATTGTCGGTATCGCGCTTGAGTTTATCCATATCATCACGAGTACGGTCTAGGTTGGAACGTAGGTCTTTCTGCATGGCTTTTAGATCCATGTCTGTTTCACGCTGTGCTTGCTTAACACTGCGCTCGATCTGTTCTGTGACTGATTCGTTACGACGAATGTCATTCTTTAGATCTGTCTTGATATCACGAGTATAGTCGGCACCCTTCTGGCTGTTTTCTTCGATCACCGCTAAGCGCTTATCGAATCCAGAAAGGTCAGGGGCTGAATACTCGGAGATTTTCTTTTTCATCCCTTGATAATCTTTGTACACTTCGAAGGCACCGTACAAACTACCAAGAGTTGATGATACAATTGTGAACGCCACCATTAGTTTGGCGGGGGTGAATTCATATCCACCAATGCTAATAACTGTATCCTTACTAGCATATTTTTTAGCTGCTTCTTCTAACTTTTCTACTTCTTTGTTTAAGTCTTTTTCTGACATTTTAACTTCTCCATTTATTTCCACAAAAATGGATTGAAAAATATCATTTTTCGAATTTCATGTTCTTTAAATTACGTAGTTCACCTTCTAATTTTTCAAGTTCCATTCTCTTCTTTTCTAACTCAAGTTGATATAATACACTACAATCAACTCTACCTTTTGGCGCGCCAATCGGTATAATAATCCTTCCATATACACCTACATCTTTTGTGTTCGGTGTAACTGGGTTTGTTGTTATAATCTGATTATTGTTGTTACCAATGATACCAACAACGCCAAACTCAACATTCGTGCCTGAACCAATAGCCATCGAGCAATCAAGTTCGCCAGCTCTAAATCTATCAGAGAGGTAACTACCAGGTGCGCTTGGTATAGCGAGGTTAAGTGACCCACCTTGAGAATAACTCAGGTTATACCACATTAGCAACAGTAATCCAAATAGATACTTCATCTTACCTTCGAGCAGATCTTTGAAGATATTACAGTGTTTTGTACGTCCTGTTTTTTAATTTTGGATTCGGTACAAATGTATGTAACACGTCTTATATCTTCTTTTCTAACATAAACGTTTACTTGTTTTGTTTCAAGATACTTTATGTTAATCAGCTTGCTCTCAGATGCAAATGTTACTGGCCCCCAGTCGCTATCGAAAACACCCAGCTCATAATATTCAACATCTTTACGTTTATTAAACAACTCCATCTTCGTGGTCATGACCCCATCGATGAATGAGTATTGAAACTTAGGATAAGTCGGCAAAAATTGGTGGGCGCTTGCTGTTGCACTCCCACCAATTATGATCATAATTATCACAAAAACATAATGAAACATAATATACTCTTAAACAGCGATACAGGATGCAGTCACGATCGCTCTGTAGGTGCCGGCAGGGAATGCCTTGTTGTATCCGTACTCAGCTTTTGATTCTGCCTTGAACCACACAGAACCTGGAACAGTAAGACTGATTTCTGTTGTGTTGTTATATTGCACTTTGTTAGTAGAATATGCAGACATTGCTGCATCTGTAACTCTGCTAACATCGACGTTACCTGTCCACTTTACAACATCGGAAAGTGTTGGGCTCGTCGAGAAAGAGTTTGGGGTTGTAATAACAGCCTTGTAGAATCCGGACTGCACAACATCGTAACGAACGACTGGTTGTACACCACCATCTACTGGAAGGGTGCTTAGTACACTTGGCGATGGGTTACCATATACGCCGGGTGTTTCTGTGTAGATTACACATCTGGATGTGACAATTCCTGTAATAGGAATATCCTCTGACGATGCAAACAGTGGTGTTGCAAGCAGAGCGGTTAATAGAATTTTTTTGAACATTTCTGTATCCTTGGTTTTGTTAGGGTGTTACTTATTGTATTGCGAATCTACCATTGCCCGGTGCAAACTTTCTTGTGCGAGGCCAAGACTTCTTGCTCTTCGTGAGTCTGGTAGCTTCTTGTCAGGATAACTAAGAACTTCTTTGTATACACCACCTGGTATATTTATACTATACAAGTCTAAACCGGGTATATTATTCAACATTTCGAGTTGAGATGCCTTTTGTGCATCCTCAGGCCGTACCATATTATTGGTTACAACCTTCTTTTCTGCGGGTTCTTTGTCGTTTTTTTTCGACTTAGATTCCACAGCAACCTTCTTTTCTTCTTCGAGGGTTGTTTTATTTTCTATTGCACTTTTTAGATACTCATTGGACAACGGATCTATTGGCTCAGCCGCTTTTAGTGTTAGGTTTTTGAGCATTGCTTCTGCATATCCTGGGCAACTTGGGCTGCTTAATGGATCAGAGCAGGTGTCGTATCTGTACTTGTATACAACGGATGGATTCTTGACAACACCTTTTCCGTCCACGGCAATCTCACCATCACCCCAATACTTACCGGCTATGTTATCAACAGGGATCACTTTAGTGATGGAGTTACCTGGAAGGCCAGACCAGTCGTCTTGTTTTCTGAATATAAACCCACTACCTAATGCGTTTTTGTTCTGAATAGAAACAACCATAGGATCTGCAGCGTTTTTTACAGTAGAATATTGGTATATCACACCGTCAACTGTTAATCCTGTTATTGCAGGAAGAATACCGGGCATACTCCACGTCATCCCACCAGTTGCAGCGTTGGTGGTAGTTCCGTTCAATATCTCAGAGTAAGAGTAGGAGCAGCAAAGTAACGATGCCAAGGCCACCAAATAACGTCTTAGTACCATCACTCATTCCTTCTGTATTTTCTTCAATCTTACCTGGTTGAAGTTTCTTATTCGTTTTCCATTGTTCTTTAGCCTCTGCACCGATTGTTCCATCGAAAGGACATGGCGTACCAGCCATCATCATAGCGTCGAAGACTCGTTTATCCTGACAGAGTGTAGAAACTGCTGCTACCTTCATACCCATATCGTATAGGGTTTTGGATAGTTTCAATCGCTCACAATTCATGTCACGAACGGTTGTTCCAGCGGACAGACCTAAAATCTGTGTTTGAACAGCACCAGCGACGCCGACTGTACACAAATCCGAGTTGGATATGTTCATAGTAGGGGTAATAGCAGATGCTGGAGGTGATTTGAGTGTTGTGACAGAATCAGAGTACGAATTCACCGTGCTTCTGGTGGTCGAATCTGTGACGATTGGCTCTGCGTTGGCCAATCCCATGCTCATAATCAATAAAACGAAAAGGATGAATTTACTCACGTGGTATTCCTAGGTTGCACTTGATCAGCCCATATTTATAAAACTCGTTGACAGTTTTGACAGTTTGGATTACAATCACCACATGATTACATTTCAAGAAACCAAAGACGGATACTCGTTCTTTAAAGACCGCACAGTAGTTGCGGATGGTTGTTATGAGGACGGGAGCTTTCTCCTTATCCACAACGATCAAATGAGTTCTTTCGCCAACGCCCAACAAGCATTCGTTCATCTCAAAGGTACATATAATGAGCATTCTGTCCCTCTTAAACAGTCTACAATCGACCTCTTCACGCCTGGAAAAAGAGTCGATTCTTCGGTCCGAGCAAGACCATGCGCTGTTTAAACAGGTCATTAACCTTGCACTGAATCCCTTTATTCAGTTTTACATTCGCAAGATCCCGTCCTATACTCCTAATAATACGGAGCACGCTGCTTCGCTGGCGTCTATGTTGCCAGCGTTGGGTGATCTAAGCAAGCGAGTTGTTACAGGTCATGACGCTCGTGACCGCTTGCAGAGTATTCTATCTGTTGTGAGTGCTGATGACGCCCAAGTTATCGAGCGAATCATTCAAAAGGATTTGAAGTGTGGAGTGTCGGATGGCACAGTCAATCGCGTGTGGAAAGACTTTATCCCTTCATATCCTGTGATGTTGTGCTCTCCGTATGATGACAAAGTCATTAAAAACATTACATTCCCTGCAATCGCTCAGCTCAAGCTGGATGGTATGCGGTTCAATGCAATCGTTGATGAGCACGGTGGTGTTACATTCCGTTCACGTAACGGCAAGACGTTGGATCTTTGTGGTGAGCTTGAGCAGGAGTTCTCAAGCCTGGGTCGCTCAGTCGTATTTGATGGGGAGTTGCTTGTTGTTGATGAGGAAGGCAAAATCATGCCTCGACAACAGGGCAATGGCATTATGTCTAAGTCCATCAAAGGAACGATGACAAAAGAGTTGTCTGCACGTGTTCGAGCAAACTTGTGGGATGTGATTCCCTTGGAAGACTTCCAAAAAGGAAAGTGCAATCGTTCTTACTCGCTTCGCTTCGCTGCTTTGAATGATTATGATCTTCCTGAGAAGATCTCAATTGTCGAAACCACATATGTTGATTCGTTGGATGCTGCTCGTGATATCTTCCAGATCTATCTGGAGCAAGGTCAAGAAGGCATTATTCTCAAAGATGCAAAAGGTATCTGGGAAGACAAGCGCGTCAAGAATCAGATCAAGTTTAAAGCTGAGCTGGAATGTGATTTGAAGATTGTCAAATGGGAAATCGGTACAGGTAAAAACGCTGGTCGTTTGGGTGCATTGATTGCAGAAACCAGTGATGGCTTGTTGACAACTGGTGTCGGTACAGGTTATAGTGACGATGATCGCGATAACATTAAAGAAGATGTTGTCGGTAAGATCGTCACTGTAAAATACAATGGGTTGATTGTTGATACAAAGACAGGACAATACAGTTTGTTCTTGCCCGTCTTTGTTGAGATCCGAGAAGACAAAACACAAGCAGATTCGCTTGAACAATTGAAAGGTTGAATATGCCTATCTACATAGTGGATACTTTAGTATCATACCGCATGAAATATGCAATTGAAGCCAACGAGCTCGAGCATGCGTTCGATGAAGTCGTGTGCAACGAAGGTATGATTATGGAAATGACACAGAACTGTCTTAGTGAGCAGATCATTGAAGGACGCGAAGTAACACTTGAAGAGTTTGACAACACTTTGAACCGGTTGCATCAAGACAAACGTGAGCTTACGTCCATATGGATGGGCCGAGAGCTAATTAATAAGGTGAATTATGAAATTCCAACTAGTGAGTGACCTACATCTTGAATTCGGTCCTATTACAATTAAAAACGCAGGCGCTGATGTTCTCATCCTCAGTGGTGACATTTGCGTTGCCAACGAACTTAATGATAACGATACTAACAATTTGTTAGGCGAAGCTTCGCGCTCTGTTAAGTATCATAAGTTCTTCCAATCGTGCTGTGAAAACTTTAAGCATGTTGTTTACGTGGCAGGTAACCACGAGCATTATCATGGTGACTATGCAACATCTCTTCCTCGTTTGAAGGAAAAGCTTGCCTACTTGTCCAACCTCCATGTTATGGACAAAGAGGTACTAACACTCGGTGATGTCACGATTGTTGCTGGCACATTGTGGACGGATATGAATAAAGAAGATCCGAATACATTGTATTCCATCAAGGGATATATGAACGACTACAGAATTATTGAAAATACTTCACACGTGGTCAATTATAAAGCGGCTATTCCAAAAGACAAACCCGTAGGTATGTCGGATGAGGATTGGATTCTTGTTCCGTACGCAGAACGTACTGAATGGGTGTTTAAAACGCGTCCCGCAAAATTCTGTCCAGAAGATTCTGTTGAGGATCACAAACAGATGTTGTTTGCAATTGCAGCAGCTCTTGAGACAGCACCAGCTGATCAGAAGTTTGTTATTGTTGGTCATCACTCACCAAGCAAACTATCGACCAAACCTCGTTATGAAAAGGATGTGATTGTTAATGGAGCATACAGCTCTGATCTGAGTGAGTTTATTCTCAGCAACCCACGGATCAAGTTGTGGACTCATGGTCACACCCATCACAATTTTGACTATATGATTGGTTCAACGCGGATTGTCTGTAATCCACGTGGTTACTATGGCTACGATGAGAACCATGAATTTAACCCTGGCATGGTGCTTGAGGTATGACAGACTGGGATCAGCGGTTTATGGATTTAGCCACTCACGTTGCTGGGTGGTCTAAAGATCCTTCCACACAAGTTGGTGCCGTTATTGTCAACAACAAGAAGCAAGTGCTCAGTTTGGGGTACAATGGTTTTCCACGCGGTATTCAAGATTTTGAGCATCGATACCTAGATAAACCACTCAAATATAAGTTTGTTGCACATGCAGAACGGAACGCACTTGATAATGCTTTTGTTGATGTAGAAGGTGCAACGTTGTACAGTACATTGTACCCATGCACAGAATGTGCCAAAGGGATCATTCAACGTGGAATTAAAACAGTCGTAACTTCAAAACAATGGTACTCAGAGCAAGCAAAAGTTTTTGACTTCGGAGTGTCAGAAATTATGTTCCAAGAGGCTGGCATCGATGTTGTGATGTTATAAATAACCCATCTCAGGGATGGGAACATGGCGGCAGTAACCATGTAAACAACTGTCACTAATTTTAAGAACCTACCTTAGGTCCGTTCGTAGCTACGGTAACAGGCGTCCGTGTAATTACACCCTCGACACGAAAGTTCGAGCCAGTATAAGGTAAGCTGGGCGATATGCCTTCGGGGTATCAGTTTTATTAACTCGCTTATTTAAGGAGAACAATATGTTCAATACTAGCTTTTTCAAAGACAATACAGCTTTCAAAGACTTTGAAAAGAATTTCATTGGTTTCGAAGACCAATTCAATCGCATCTCAAAGATGCACGATGACTTGACCAAGTCCATCCCAAACTACCCTCCATACAACATTAAGAAGACTGGTGAAAATACCTATGTCATCGAAATGGCTGTTGCTGGCTTTGCTCGTCAAGACATTGAAATCGAGCTGGATGGTGGCAAGATGATCGTCAAAGGTAATGTTGCCAGCGATGACAAGCAAGAAGACTTCTTGTGGAAAGGTATTGCTGCACGTAACTTCACACGTATCTTCGCTCTGGAAGACCAAGTTGAAGTTAAGGACGCAGAGATGTTCAACGGTATGTTGAAGGTGTTCCTGGAACGCATTATCCCTGAGTCTAAAAAGCCAAAGAAGGTTGAAGTTAAAGAGAAGGCTTCCAAGTCTTCCAAACAACTTCTTACAGAAGACCCACAAGGTCGCGATCTGTAATTAAGCAAGCCCGCCACCGTGCGGGCTATAATTTTGTTCAAAAGACATATGGGTATAAACATGCATAACGACACACAAGCTCTGGGCGGAGTAACAATGCCTAGCTTCCGAGACTTCTGGAAATGGGTACTCGAAGCTTTCACACCATCATACCAGGATGAGATTGACGCATACCTTGCACAATCGACAAGCATTTATGATTTGGAGCAGCGTATGCGCCAATTAGAGAAACGAGGAATGTTATGATTAGACGAATTGTTGACTTCTTCATGCGGATGTGTGAAGCTAGAGCAGAGCATCTAAAGAAACATCCGTACCTATCACGTCTATATTGACGTTGACTAAACAGCAGTAAAGAGTGATACTTACTGCTGTTTTCTTTTTTATGGATTCCTGTGAAATTTTATACACACGTACACCGCAATTTTGATAAGATCTTCGTCAGAGGATATGAGGACGGCCAACGTTTTCAGGAGCAAGTTGATTATCAACCTTATCTGTTTGTAACATCGAATGCAGAGTCAAATTACCGAACGCTAGACGGTCGGCCTGTGTCGAAGGTGCAACACGGCTCTATGACAGAAGCTCGTGAATATCTCAAGATGTATAACAACGTAAGTGGTCATGAAGTCTTTGGACTTGAGGCGTATGACTACTTGTACATCTACGACAACTATCCTGGTGAAATTATGTACGACCCGACAATGATATCGGTCGTCACACTGGATATTGAGACCGACTCCGAGGGCGGTTTCCCCAACATTAAAGAAGCTGATAAAGCGCTGACTGCTATTACGATTCGTAAGAACGATAAAGCCGTCACGTTTGGTATGCAAGAATACACACCAGAACTCGACTACGTCACATACATTCTGTGTCGGGATGAGAAGGATATGATTGCGCGCTTTCTTGATGTATGGCGTAGTTCAGAATGGCTTCCTGATGTCATCACTGGATGGAACGTTGAGTTCTTCGATATTCCATATCTGATCAACCGCATCACGCGTTTGTATGATGAGAAGATGGCCAAGCGCTTGTCTCCTTGGGACCGCTGGGAGCGCCGTCGTGATCCCACTCAGATCGAGTCTGTTGAGTATTTGAACGTGCCACTTGGCGTGACCATTCTTGATTACATGCAGTTGTATAAGAAGTTCACGTTCTCCCAACAAGAAAGCTTCAAGCTCGATCACATCGCGTTTATGGAGCTCGGCGAGCGTAAGTTGGATTACACAGAGCTGGGGTTTGAAACTCTGGATGAGTTCTACAAAGGCGACTACCGCAACTACATTAACTACAACATCCGAGACGTGGACTTGGTGTATCGCCTAGATCAGAAGATGAAGCTGCTTGAGCAAGTATACGCTATTGCATATGATGGCAAGGTGAACTACATCGACAGCCTGACTACTGTAGGGATGTGGGACGTCATCATCCACAACTACTTACTGGATCGCGGTATCGTCATTCCTCTGAAAAAGAGAACCAACAAAGCTCGTCAGATTGAAGGGGCGTTTGTTAAGGATCCTCAATGCGGTCTACATAAGTGGGTTGTGTCGTTTGACTTGAACAGTCTGTACCCACACTTGATCATGCAGTATAACATCTCACCAGAGACGTTGGAAGGACAGATGTTGCAGTACGATCTTGCAGTCACACCTCGCAGTGTGGATATGTTCTTGGATGGTGAAATCACACTTGTTCGTTCAGAAGAGGAGCGTGAAAATACATTCCAAAATATCGAGCAAGCAATGTACGGCCTTGTTGAGGAAGCAGTGTATACGCATAGCGAAGTTAAGCGCGCTATCAACCTATCGAAGATCTTCCTGCAATACGAAACCGTGTCTGAAGTGTTGGATAAATATAACAGCACGATCACTCCAACAGGATGTGTGTTTACAAAGGACACCAAAGGGTTCCTACCAACGCTGATGGAAACGATGTACAATGATCGTTCAGCGTGGAAGAAACGCATGCTGCAAGCAAAGAAGGATTATGAAAAGAACCCTTCACAAGCATTGGAGAATGAGATTGCTCGTTGCCACAACATGCAATTGGCCAAGAAGATTCAGCTGAACTCAGCTTATGGTGCTTTGTCCAATCAATACTTCCGCTGGTTCGATAACCGACTAGCAGAATCTATTACGAAATCTGGCCAGCTATCGATTCGCTGGATGGAACGTAAAATCAACCAATATCTCAACAAAGTTCTCAAAACAACTGACAAAGACTATGTGCTTGCCATCGATACTGATTCGATGTATATCACGCTTGATGGTTTAGTTGCTAACGTGTTTAAAGACAAGCAAGCGACAAATGAAGAGATTGTTAGCTATCTGGATAAAGCCTGTCAGAATATCTTTGAACCATTCATCGATAAGAGCTACCAAGAGTTGGCTACGTATACTCGTGCATATGCACAGAAGATGCAGATGAAACGCGAAGCGATTGCTAACAAGGGTATCTGGACAGGTAAGAAGCACTACATTTTGAACTTGTATGATTTAGAGGGTGTGCGCTATGCTGAACCTAAGCTGAAAATGCAAGGGATTGAAGCTGTCCGATCCTCCACCCCAGCAGCCTGTCGTGAGAACATCAAGAAAGCTCTTGTTGTTATTATGAACCAGGAAGAGAAGGACTTGCAGGAGTTTATCAGAAACTTCCGTAAGCAATTCAAGCAACTACCGTTCGAAGACGTGGCATTCCCACGTAGTGTTCGCGGCCTGTTGAAGAAGGATGTTGTTGGTAAAGATGGTAAGATGATTCAGAAGTCTTACAACACCGGTACATTAAACTTCCTTCCAAGTACCCCTATCCACGTTAAAGGTGCTTTAATGTACAACTTCCTGTTGAAACTGAAAAAGCTCAACAATAAGTATGTCCCCATTGGCGAAGGTGAGAAGATTAAGTTCTGTTATGTACTGGGTTCAGCTCCTGTTCCTACAAACGTGATTGCGGCGCCTGGTAAGATGCCAAAAGAGCTTGGAATGGACAAGTACCTCGATTACGACACTCAGTTTCAAAAGTCATTTGTTGAACCTTTGAAGACAATTATGGATGCAATTGGGTGGGAAGAGGGCAACGACCAGCAAACCTTAGAATCGTTTTTTGGAGACTGATATGGATGAATTTGATTTTGGTTTTACAACCTTGGATGAAAAGGATGTAATTACACCAGAGACGCATGATGAGTTGACAGAACAGCTCCAACAATTGTATAATGCCATCATACCCTTATTGAAGAATCTCAACGCTAATCCTGAAAAGGAATACATCGTTTGGCCCAACCGGTCAGAAAAGATCAAGGCATTCAAAGAGAAGATCGATAAGATTGTTGGCAACACTATTGTAACAAAGAAATTATAATGGACTTTGAAACACATCCCCGCGGCACTGCCGCAGAGCTCAAGGCATCTCGTGAGCTCGCACAAGAAATCAAGCTAACCATTGAGCAGTATAGCCCTGGAATTTTTCCACAGAATGTTCTGCAGGCCTATAACCGTTTGTATGGTCAATATATTAAACAAATACAACAAGAGGATATGACGTATGAGTGATTTTTTTCGTAGTTTAGTGAAGGATTTGAAAGATGAAGATACTACTATGGCCATTGACGGCACTGGCAGTGCTGAGTTTGGGGGCTTTATTGATACTGGCAGCTATGCTCTCAATGCTGTTCTCAGTGGTAGCATCTTCGGTGGCGTCCCTGATAATAAAGTTACTGCTTTTGCAGGGGAGTCCACTACTGGTAAAACTTACTTCGTTCTTGGGATCGTCCAATCTTTCCTCGACGCAAACCCAGATGGAGGAGTAGTATACTACGACACCGAGGCAGCGATTACCAAGGGAATGATGGAAGATCGTGGGATTGATACATCTCGCGTCATTATTGCTGAACCCGATACGATCCAGAAGTTTAAAACACATGCACTTAAATTGATCGATGCGTATGAAAAGCAGCCTGCTGACAAACGTCCACCTATGATGTTTGTGTTGGACAGTTTGGGCCAGTTGTCTACCTCCAAGGAGATGGAGGATAGTCTGGAAGGTAAAGATACACGTGATATGACAAAATCACAAATTATCAAAGCAGCATTCCGTGTGCTGACTTTGAAGCTGGCAAAGGTAAAGATTCCGTTGCTGGTTACCAATCACGTTTACGAGCTTGTCGGCTCGTACGTGCCTACCAAGGAGATTAGTGGTGGTTCAGGTCTCAAGTACGCAGCTAGCACGATTGCTATGCTCTCCAAACGAAAAGAAAAGGATGGAACAGACATCGTTGGCAACATTGTCAAAATTAAGATGCACAAGTCCAGGCTCTCAAAAGAAAACAGCCAAGTCGAAGTGCTTCTTAGTTACGCCACAGGTCTCGACCGATACTATGGTTTGCTAGATATTGCTGAGAAGCATGGGATTTTTAAAAAGGTCTCGACGCGATATGAATTGCCAAATGGCAAGACTGCTTTTGGGAAAAACATTAACGAAAATCCCGAAGAGTATTACACCGAAGAAGTGCTGAAACGAATTGATGAGGCAGCACAAAAAGAATTTAAATATGGAGTTTAATTATGAGTACAGAACTGACACCTACCACTAACGAAAAGAACGTTATCAATTACAATCCTGTCTTCCCTGTCATGTTTGCAGATGTTAAACTGGATCTGCCTATCGAAGACATGGCTCAGGACATCTTGTCTCTGGCAGTTGATACGGAAAACTATGACGGTGGTTATACCACATTCTTCAACCGTCAGAATATTGAGCACATCCGCGGGTATAAACAGTTGATGGAAGCGATCTACGGTGTTGTGCTAGCATACACTCGTGAGATGAAGTATGAGGTCAATGCAGATAAATGCAGTATCCATGCATGGGCTAGTGTGATGCGTAAGGGCGGTTTCCACGGCGTCCATAACCACCCACGTTCGCAATTCTCAGGAACGTTCTATATCAAGTGCGATGAGACGACGAGCCCGATTGTGTTCCACAATCCAACAGAACCATTCCGTATGCACGATCCGCTTGTCGGCCGTCCGGAAGATTTTACACCGTTCACGTCACCTACAATGAGTGTCCAGCCAAAAGAAAACACAATGATGATTTGGCCTTCATGGGTAAACCATCACGTTGAAAAGATGCATGTCGGTGGCCCACGTATCGCAATTTCGTTCAACGTCGATTTCCTGCCACCAGGAGTCTAATATATGGTTGAAGATTTGATTCTATCAAGTCTCATTCATAACGAGGGATATGGCCGTAAGGTCATTCCCTTTTTGCGGGCTGAGTATTTTGGTAACAAAATCGACAAGACGATCTATCAAACGGTTGATTCGTTTGTTCAGAAGTATAACAAGTTTCCTACACATGAAGCTGTATGGATCGAGTTGCAAGATGTTAAGACTTTTAACGAAGAGGAATTCCAGCTTGCAAAGGAAAAACTCGACGCACTAACACCTAGTGATTCAGAAACTGATTGGCTCGTTGATAAAACAGAAAAGTTCTGTAAAGACAAAGCCATCTACAATGCAATCGCACAGTCCATTCAGATTTTGGATGACAAGACTGGTAACTTATCTCCTGGGTCCATTCCTGCCATGCTGGAAGAGGCGCTCGCTGTATCGTTCGATACACAGATTGGTCATGATTTCTTTGACGACTCTGAAAGCCGCTATGACTTCTACCACAAAAAGGAATCACGCGTTCCTTTTGACATCGATTACCTGAATAAAATTACAAAAGGTGGCTTGCCTAAAAAGACACTCAATGTCATTTTGGCAGGTACGGGTGTTGGTAAGTCGTTGTTTATGTGCCATATGGCTGCGTCCAACCTAGCAGCAGGTCGCAACGTTCTGTACATTACGATGGAAATGGCAGAAGAGCGGATTGCTGAACGTATCGATGCAAACTTGCTCAATACTTCACTTGATCAGTTGTCGTTTATGCCACGCGACGCTTTTCAGAAGAAAATCGAACGTGTCAAGGAAAAAACACCCGGTAAACTGATCATTAAGGAATATCCAACTGCGTCTGCTGGTTCTGCAAACTTCCGCCACTTGCTTAACGAGTTGAAACTTAAAAAGAAGTTTAAACCTGATATCATCTTTATCGACTATCTGAATATTTGCTGCTCAAGCAGAATGAAGCAAGGTGCCAATGTCAACTCATATACATACATTAAAGCAATCGCCGAAGAGTTGAGGGGATTGGCTGTAGAGTTTGACGTTCCTATGGTATCCGCCACTCAAACAACCCGAACAGGGTTTACGAGCTCGGATATTGGTCTGGAAGATACATCAGAATCGTTTGGTTTGCCTGCAACGGTCGACCTTATGTTGGCGATGATTTCAACAGAAGAATTGCAAGCGCTCAACCAAGTGATGTTCAAGCAGTTAAAAAACCGCTACGCAGACCCAACATTCCTTCGACGCTTTGTTGTCGGTGTGGACAGATCAAAGATGAAGTTGTACGACGTCGAGCAATCAGCTCAAGATGATGTTGTTAAAGACGATGTACCTCTGTTCGATAAAAGCACTGATAAGAAGTTTTCTAAGGATGCGTTTAAAGGATTCAGCTAATGCTGCTTAAAATGATATTGTGGGTGTTGTTATATCCACTTGTGGTTGGTGGATATGCCCTAATGTCCATCTTCGAGGTGGCTGTGTTTATATTCAATTCGCCTGTTGATGTTTGGACAATTATTAGCGATTCAATCGACAACCCACAGGAAGAGTAATGAATGTAAAGGTGACTGGATGTAAGAATGAGAAACTGAAACAGGAAATCATTAAAGCATCGCGCTTCTTTGCGAAGGAGTTGTTGTCACATCAGATGCTTCCCCATATTGACGTCAAAATTATATTCAAGACTCGATTGGTTGATCTAGGAAATTGCATGGCTACTCACGTCAATGAGTGGAACAAACCTCGTACGTTTGAAATACAACTACGAAAAGGACGTTCATTGACGAGCACTTTATGCACATTAGCACATGAATTTGTTCATTTGAAACAATTTGCTAGGAACGAGTTAGCTGATGATCATTCTTGTTGGAAAGGGTTTTACATAGATCCTGAAACAATTGATTACGAAGATCAACCATGGGAAATAGAGGCGTTTTTCAAAGAGCGGATACTGTTTCACCTATACAAAGATGCCACCAATACGTCCCCGTCTAAATAACGAAAATGCGTCGAATTTACTTTCGTTTGAGCCTGTGCTGATACAAGACTGGGTGACAAACGTCAGTAAATATGGACCGACTGGTAAGTACTGTATTACAATGTTCCATCGATACAGACATACTGCGCGTGTTGGTTTTTATAGCGACGAAGATGATATTCTCGATTTTATAACCAACACAATTCAACCGAAAGATTAATAATGGATATTACACGTAGACAGTTATTGGATGCATTCAATGCAGCTGGTACCGACAAAGGAGTCATGCATGGGTATGATCAAATGTATCATGAGGTGCTCAGCAAAGTACCGGTAATCAATAAAATGCTCGAAGTTGGTGTGTTTAAGGGAGCTTCTCTTAACGCATGGCGTGCAATTTTACCAGGTGTAGAGCTTGTAGGTATTGATCGAACAATCCGTACAGACATTCCTCCTGAAACATTTACAAATGCTCGGATCATCGAGGCAAATTCTGCTCGTTCTTCTGTCAAGGAGATTGTAGGTACAGGGTATGATATCATTATCGATGATGGTGATCACCGCCCAGACTGGCAGTGGCAGACGTTCCTTAACTTGGAAGGCTGCTGGGATCAGGTTTATATTATTGAAGATGTAATGAGCGCGGATAATGAAAAGCTGCTGCGCCGCCGCCTCGTTAGCAAGGGATACACCAAGATCCAAACATATTCATCCTTACTTAAGCAAGCACCGGTACAGAACCGCGGTGTAATGGAGAAGATGGACTTTTTTGGTATGGTCATTTACAAATAAATGATCGACATACAGTGGAAGGGGAAAGTCGGATATGGTGATATCGTTTCCCCCATTTGTTATGCACACAACCTGTCCTACAAGCTAGGAGAACAGGTTGACCTCACGTTTAGGTGGGATGGGGATTGTATGCAGAAGATACACCCATCTGATCCTGAGACGTTGTGGGAACGCGCAAGCTATTTGTTTAGCAAGTGTACAAAAGACAGAACCAATGTCAACTTAATCCACAAATTCAATGCTCCACTCAAGATCAACCATTCAAACTATGATTGGGATGTGGTAGGCAGCGATCGCTTCCACAACTATTGGGTGCCTGTCAAAGAAAACAGAAACGAAACAAATATTATTGTTGTCAATAGCACAGACAATAATGTAATGTCTCTTTCCCAGTATGGTAAGTCGTGGAAAGATCCGATTGCTAATGATTGGCTTTATCTAGTAGTATCCCTTAAAGAACAAGGCTTTGAAGTAGTAACCGTCGATTACCGCACTCCTATTGATTATCTGTACAACACTTTGCTGTCAGCAAAAGGGTTCATTGGTTATCATGGAACCGCAGCATGGGTTGCTCGCATGACACATACACCTTCCATTCTCTTTTCACAGGGTGGAAGCTTGACTAAAAACGCCTTCTTTAGTGCCACGATACACAAAGGTGCAGATGAGATCGAACGCGTGTTGAATGGAGTTGAGGGTAAGTTTTTGCTGGCTCGTAATGACATTGCTACCCATCGCGACGATTACTTCCGCAAGTATGCACCTGGTGTTAAGTTTTTGAGGAGTTTAACGCATGGCGTTTAACGTATACATTGGTTATGATGCACGAGAAGACATTGCTGCTGAGGTGTGCAAGTTCTCCATCCAGAAAAGACTTACATCATATGCAAATGTTCGTTACCTCAGAAGTAACAACATTCTCGGTTATGCTCGTGTCAACGGCGGCCCACAATCAACTGATTTTACATACACTCGCTTCTTTATTCCTTCACTGGAGGGGTACAAGGGGTTTTCTGTCTTTTGTGATTGCGACTTTTTGTTCATCGATGATATTAATGAGCTGATGGCATCGATCGATCCAACAAAAGCAGTCAGTGTTGTTAAGCACCCTCGATACATTCCCAACACAGACATTAAGATGGATGGTATATCCCAACATCCCATGGCACGCAAAAACTGGGCAAGCTTGATGGTGTTTAATAACGCACATCCATCGAACGCTATACTAACACCCGACTATGTCAACACAGTAGAGCCTGGAAGATCTCTCCACCAATTTGCATGGTTGAAAGATGAAGAGATTGGTTCCATATCGCTTGATTGGAATACACTCGATGGATACTACGAACTAGATAATCCACGCGCGATTCACTATACTGATGGTGGGCCGTGGTTTGCTGAATATAAACAAACACAATATTCCAATTACTGGTGGAACGAATACGATGACTACATTAACACTTGCGGAAAGCAACGAACTTTATCGCCTAACACATGAACAGCATTCTGATTACTTTGCTGGATACTCTATCATGGAGTATGTGTATGAAATTGGTCACCTAATCAAACATTCAAATGTAACATCTGTTATTGATTATGGATGTGGAAAAGCACGTGCATGGAAGATGTACAACCTCAAACAACTTTGGAAGTTGCACGATGTCCAGCTCTATGACCCGGGCGTTGATGAGTATGCTCTGAAACCATACACACCCCGCGACATGGTTATATGTACGGATGTGCTTGAACACGTACCGGAACATCTCGTGGATGAGGTGCTGGCGGATATTGAATCACTTGCTACAAAGGTTGTGTTTCTAAACATCTCAACACGCCCAGCAAGCAAGAAGCTAGTGGACGGATCAAATGCTCATGCAACTGTCAAGCCTGCTCACTGGTGGCAAGCGAAGATCGACAAGATGAACAAGTTGGTGATTACGCACTACACCTCATGATTTCCTGCAACGTAACATATTATAATGAGCCGACATGGCTCAAGTGGTGGTATAAGACTGTCAAAAATCTCAACGAGCAGGGATACGACATTATGCTCAACGTATGTGATGACGGATCACAGCGATTACCTGCTTCTGAATTCTTTAACAAACACACACCTACCGATAAGATGCGACTGTTTCGTGTGAAAGAGGATATTGGGTTTAATTCGCATGGTGCACGTAATTTGCTAATGAAGCAAACGCTGACTGAGTGGAACCTTATGTCTGATATCGATAGAAGATACCCAGAAGAAACGCTGAAACAGTTTGCTGAGTTTGCTGACGTAAAGTTACAACGTGGTAACTATTACTCGTTACTAGAGATGATCAAGACATCGCCTGATGGATATTCTGTCAATGATTTCATTGTCAATTCATATGACTTTTGGAGAACAGGTGGGTACGATGAAGAGTTTGTCAACATTCATTGGGGTGATAGGTGGTTCTTAGACACTCTGCGACATGTTGCACGACGTATTCTTCTTCCCGAATGGAAAGTTAAATATGTACGCGGTGCTCGTGAAGTAACATGGGCTGATGTACCAACTACCCAGTACCCAGATGATCAAACGTTGATTCATCCAAATAACAGGTGGCCTGATGAGGATTTCCGCTTTGGTTTGAAAGATAGAATCAAAGAGCGAAACAAAACAGAAGAAGGCCGCAAGTCCAAACAAGTAATCAATTTTGAATGGGAACAGGTGTTCTAATGGAATCAGCAGCGATAACAGCGGAACGTACTGCGTACCGAAAAATTAAACAACTGCTTGGCAACCCCCGTGCAATTGCTGAACCACGTGGCAATGACATGGGGTTTCCTGACTTTGGGTTTACATTTAAAGTAGAGGGAAAGGTAGTCGATTTGCATTTTGAGTTTAAGATGAACCGAAATGCCCCAATGGGAAGCAGTAGACGCTGGCGTTTCGATGGTGAAAAGTTCACAGTGCCTGATGCGGAGCGTGAAGAAGAAGTTCTGTTAATGCTCGCTATGAATAGTTCCCCAGAATGTATTAATAACGGAGTGCGTTTGCTTGGTGAGCTGCGAAAGCACTTTGATGAACGTGTCAAGGAAATATCTACATCAACGTTCGGTGTTGAGCGTGATACAAAGGTCCGCCGCCAAAAGATAGAAGAATTTAAGAAAAAAGCAGGTATTCTTACGATTGCAAAGGGTATTGAGAATTCTGCTTTTGGAGCAGGTATCATTCAGCGTTACCGTAGAAAGTGGCGTGAAGTAATTCGCCCGAGTGCAGCATACAGCATGTTGTTCTTCGTGATTGGTGATAGTATTTGGTTCGTTGATGAGATAGGAACACTCGATTACATACAGAAGCAAGGGATAGCTCGTTTGTTCGGCGCAGAGCAGATTCCAGAGCTAAAGGGATTAAGAGCTCGGGTTGAAGCTCGAATAAGCCCAAAAATAACAGAAGGAAAGATGGATGTTATCGCGATTACGCGGCTAACAGGTGATCCTCAAACACAAGGACTACAGATTTTCTGATTATAAATACCCCAGAGTTAGGCTAAGTGTAAACCTCTGAGGTATTATGAAACAAAAAGAAACAAAAAAGCCTGTCGTATCGACCGACAGCAACAAGATCGTTATCAATCCACCTGAAAAAACCGAACGCGAGCGTCACGCTGTCGTGAACGAACGTTTCGAACAGGCAACGCAGATTGGTAAAAAGGTAGGGATGGTCCTTCAAGCAAAGGCCTCCCGCGCAGACATCCCTGAACAGGTGATTCGTCAAGTATACGTACGTGGTTTGAATGAGTTCGTCAATCTGAGCGAACTCAATCGTGATACATTGAATTCTTATCACTACAAAGCTGATAAGGACATTACAAAGGCTCACCGTGTACTTGGTCCTCAGATCAAAGCTGGTGATGCAAAAGCTGCAAACAAGACATCTGATAGAATCAGCAGACGTATGCGTGGCATGGACCGCTCCGTAGACCGCTTAAACAAAGAACAATATGCGATGAACCGAGTCAATTCGTTCATCGCTGGCGGCGCTGCTCTTTCAGAAGACTTTGATCTGATTCCTGTGATGGAAAAGGTTGGCATGAAGGGTTCAGGCGGTGCAATGCGTCCGCACATCCGCCGCGAAAAGAGCCCGTACAATGGCAAGACTATTTTCTACGTCGTTGATGCTAAGGGCAATACCAAGTTTTCTACATCTGATGAGCTGGCTGCTAAAAAGCACTTGGCTGCAAAATACAACTCATATATGGCAGAAGAGGTCAATCTTACCGAAGAGCCAGACCATGCAAAGCAGATTACCAAGCTAAAAGATGCTGTTAAGAAAATGAAGAAGGACATGATGACCGCTCTTCAAGATCATAAGAACGAATTGAAGGAAAAAGAAACCGAACAGGCTCCTGTTGACGTAGATCACCAAGCGGCGATGACACACTTTGCTACACAGCACCGTAATGCTACTATCAACGGAGACGAGAAATCTGCTAAAGAGTACGCTGGTCACTATCACAACTACAGCGCTGCGTTGTCAAAAATGTACAACAAGAACTTGAGAACAATCATGAAGGGACAGCCAGCGAAAGCAAAGGCGAAGTAATATGTCAACAACTAACAAATTTTTCACCGATAACATGGGTGGCACACGGGCTGAGAATTATATCGGAAACTTTGGTGAAGTTTTCTACGATACCACTGGTGTAACACCTATGCGTTTGTCTGATGGACAAACACCTGGTGGTATTCCGTTTGGTATTGCCACTGCCTCAAAAACCTTTGATCCTCAATTCACAACTGTTACTGGTGAAACTCTTACAGGTGTTGTTGTAACAGGCAGCTATGTAAAACAAGGGCTAATTGTGCACTGCCGTGTTAACGTTGATTTTACAAACTGCACTAATTTTGGTGCAAATAATCAATATAAGTTTACCTTGCCGTTCCCAAGCATTGCTACTATGACTATGCGTGGTGGTACACTTCATCAAACTAATGGTGACTCATTGTATCATATTGCAGGAATTGTTGAACAAGCAACGAGTAACACGGTAGTTAAATTGTATTATTCTGGTAGCACTACAGATCTCGCATGGAAAGCAAATACGCCAGTAGGTGCAACGTCAAATACATCACACTTTGATATTAGCGGTGCATACGAGACTAGTAGTTTGGCTGTTTGAAACTGAATAGGAATACATATGGACGAACTAATCGAACAAATGAAGGTTGTGCTTGCTGATACAGTAGCCTTCGGAATGAAAGCACATCAGTACCACTGGAACGTAGAGGGCATTGACTTCTATGCTAATCACAAATTCTTTCAACTAATTTACGAAGAAGTAGATGGTTCTGTTGACGGTATCGGAGAGCAGATCCGTCAAATTGATGCATATGCACCGCTGAGCCCACAACGTATTGCTGAGTTGACGAATCTTGCAGACACACCACCATCACCTGAATTCAAAGTGATGGTTCGTAATCTGTACAACGACAACAATACTGTTCTTCGCACTCTGATGGAAGCATACCGCCTAGCTGAAAGATACAGTGAAATTGGCCTGTCCAACTTCCTCCAAGACCGTGTAACAGCTCACAAGCAACATCTGTATATGCTTCGCTCGACTCTGAAAGGTGATGAGTAATGTATAAATCACTAGAAAGCATTATTCGTGGCCGCACACAGAGCGAGTCAACGTATAAAAGCTTCCGCTCAGCTCTGAGCTCTATCTACGAGAAGAAGATAGAAACACACTACCGCGATCAGATCGTTGTTGGAGCATACAAAACATCCAACTTTGAAATGTGCCCAAAGGCACAGTTGTTGTTTAGTAAGTTGCCAGAAGACATTGATCGCGATGCTGCAGAAAAGGCTGCTGTATTTTTAGATCAATTGTTTGCTTTAGAAAAAAGCGTGATCGCTAGCGATAAAGCAACAGGTGAAGACATTAAGCAAGCAGAAGCATACGCTGAAAAAGCAATGTTAATGGGTGCTGATGCTGATCTGACAAAGCAGCTTGGTTTCGTAAAGGACCACGTTGCTACTATTAAGAAACTCCACAAAGTGGAAGATCTCAATCCAAAGACATCGGTGTCCGATGAAGATATTAAAAAGAAGTTTACACGACCATCCCTTGCACAGACACCAGAACCAAAAGATATGGACATTGATAATCAAAAGTTCCGTATTTCGCGCAATCTGAAGATGCAACGCAAATTAAAAATCATAGATAACGACTAAGGAGAAACTAAATGATCAAAGATCTACCAAAGGGCCTATTGAACGCTGTTGCAGCTATCAATCAGAAATCCCGCGAAGCTTACGTAGCTGAACAAGCTGAGAAGCAAAAAGTATACGAGTCCAAACTGGCACAGAAGATGAAAGCACCTCAAAAAGTAGGTCTTTCTGAAGCTGAACACGTTTTACCAATGAGGGGTGGTGATGCACGCTATAGTGAAATGATGAAGCATGCAAACAGAATGGGTTATAATGTGCACCACAATGAACATCGAGGCGACGAAAGAAGTGGCAATAAAGGTAAAGCTGATATTACTGTTCACTATGAACGTGGCGATCAGCGCGATACAGCTACACCAGCGTCAATTGAAATTCACAAAGGTAGCAAAGCTCATGGTGATAAAGCTCTTACTGCTATGGTTAAAGGTAAAGCCTCAGCTATGAGAGAAGCTGCTGAGGGCACCGCACCAAAGACAGACAAAGAAAAGCAACTAGCTGCTATGTCTGGCGACAAGACAAAGATCACCAAAGGTGATGTTTTGAAGGCGCGTGGCGTCAAAGAAGGCTGGGATGATATGCTCAAAGCTACTCGTGAAAAGTCTAAACCACAACCTAACGGCGGTAGCGGTAAAAAGCAAGGCTCTTCATACGGCGGTAGCAAGCAAAAAGACGAAAAAGAAGTTAAAGAAGATGTTGAGCAAATCGACGAACTGAGCAAGTCTACACTTGGCTCTTACGTTAAGAAGGCATCGACAGCAATGGCATCACAAAACGCTGTGGCTAGTCAATTCCGTAGTGCAGGCTCTGATGCACGCTTAAAAGCCATGAATGCAAAGAGCGACGCAACGCAGGATAAACATGCCAGAGATGCAAGAGTGAATATGAGTATTGCTGACAGACACTATGCTGGTGTTGGTAAGAGACAAGCAAACATCGGCAAAGCTGTAGATCGTTTGACAAAAGAAGATATCGATGCGTCCGCAGCAGTTCTGCGCGCTTCTATTCAAGAAGGCGTACTGGGCACAATGAAGAAGTTGGCTAAGAAAGCTGTTAAGAAGGTCGGTGATACACTTGGTCACGGTAGCGATGAGGACTTGTTGAAAGATCTTCAAAAGAAGATGGGTAAGTCTAACCCACACGGCAAACGTAGCATGGCTTCGGAAGAAGTTGATCAAATCGATGAGAAATACACCGACAAGCAAAAAGCTTTAAAAGTTGGATATCAAGTAGGGCAAAACAGCCCATACGGAGACAAAAAACCAACTGCAAACAGAATATCTCATGACTTCAAAACAAGAACTGATAGCAACACTACTGTCCGTGGAAGCGGTCGCGCACATTCTGCAGCACACCTCCTTAGAACTGTAAAAGGACTAAAGTCCACTTATGATAAAGGAGTTACGGGTGGTGAATCTGCGCATAGAAAGGCCGTAGATGCTCATGTGAGCGGGATGATGAAGAAGCCAAGATTGGCTGGAAAACTGCCTGAGCATGTCGAGCAAGCAGCGGCTGATCAAATTGACGAGGCCTTGCGTACAATTTCTACACATGGCAAGGGCGAAGGTGCTCACCACGCTGTTGTAAAGCGTGATGCTGAGTGGAATGAATATCAAGTTCACTTCTACAAAGATGGCAAGCACATGGGTGAAGGTCCAGTTAGCCACCACGATGACAAGAAGGACGCTCAGGACACTGCCGAGAGCGAAGTCAAACGCATGAATAAGAAAGCAGACTAATGAAAAAGTTTTCCACATTTATCAACGAAAACGTCGAGCAGATCGATGAGTTGACATCGGAATTGCTTGGTCGCTATAAGCAAAAGGCCAGCGCACAATCCTCTGCTTTGGACAAAGAAGGTTTTGCAACACGTGACCAGAAGAAGGCACGTGAATTGCTAGACAAGGCCCACAAACGCTACAAAGGTATCATTAAAGCTACTGGTAAGCAGTTTGACAATGATATGAAGAAGGAAGAAGTTGTACTAGGCGAAGAGGCCAAACACAACGAAGTCCACGTGTCTGATGCGGGTGGTGGCAAGTACAAGGTACATGCGGTCGGTAAGAAGTTCTCTGGTGGTATTAAAGTCGGCGAACACCTAAACGATACACATCTTGATGATGTTTCTGAAATGGGTGGCAAAATTAAAATGGTCAAATCCAAAAAGGACTAATCATGCCCATCTTGAACATTGGTCAAATGGTCGTTAAAGGCGAGGAAAAGAAAGAAATTACTCGCCAAATTAACAACGCGGCACGCGCAAAGACGGAGGTTATTGAAGGCCGTCTAGTGCCCCGCGAAGGTACAGCTTTATTTGTCAATGGTCAACGTCGTACTATTGGTAAGAAATCACAGTACCTTTTGGATATGCTGACTTTAGACGACAAATAAATAAATAACAAATCTTAGGAGAACTTAAATGCCTTTATTCAAATCCGATGACCTTGCAAACAACGCGCCAAAGGGCAAAAGCGTTATTGCTGGCACTTCCGCACGTGGTAACGTTGTTTTTGCAAACACGACCAATGGTGCATTCGTAAACAACACTGTTAAGGGTCTGTACGGTATTAGCGTTACAGAAGCTGGTGTTGCGCCTGGTAAAGTTACCCACGCTGGCTGGAACCTTGTAACCCAAGGTACAGGTCCAGTCGCTGGTCTGACAATTGTTGCTGGTGGTACTGACTACAAAAACACAGATGTTATCACTGTTTCAGGTGGCGCTGTTAACGCTTCTGCAACAATGGGTACTAACTCCACTGGTGGTATTACTTCTGTTGTTTTGGTATCTGGTGGCCGTGGCTTTATTAACACGACCGCAACTACTCTAGCAATTGCCAACTCCACTGGCGGCGCAACGAGCGGTTCTACTGCTAACGTTACGTTCACTTTGGGTGGCCGTGCAAACCGTGTTCAATATGAAACACTGGTTGCAATGGGCAGCGCGATGACTTCTAACGGTTCCGGTGCTATTCCTGGGATTAACTGATGGTTGACCGCGCACGGAAAATTTCTGAGCTAACGGCGACCACGAGTGTCGCTGGAAACGGTTTACTCGTTATTGTAGACAACTCCAGCAGCACTCCGGTCACAAAAAAGATAACAGTATCAAACCTGTTATCTAACAGCGCAAACGTTAAAGCAACAGGAATAGTTACAGCATCAGCACCATCTACATCGTCGAGTAACGGTGCTGCTGGTGACGTGCGATACGATTCGAGCTTTGTTTACGTTTGTATTGCTACTAACACATGGAAGAGATCGCCTCTCGACACTTGGTAATATGACAGATAAACTTGACGAGAGCAACTTTTTGTTGTACGCAGCTAGACATTATGATAATCCACACTGTTACGACACCGAAGAATTTTATGATGATCTGAACCGCTTTAAATATTTGAAGCGGTTATTCAACAGGTATGAAGAAACAGGCGAACTAAAAGAACGCTTGATTATCAACCATTTGACGGTAGTCTACAACATATATGGTGTTGAGCCTGCAACAAGAATGTTGTTCCTCAAGCTAAGAGGTCAATATCAGTTGTTAAAGCCGTTCCTTGTTCTGATGGGATATATGCCTGAAACGATTACAGGTATTGGGCCAGAAGCCCAAACAATAATCAGCTCTGACATCCACATGGATGAAAAGATAGTAGAAGTATTGAGACAAATATGAAAACATTCAAGCAATTTTTAGAATGTGCCGATATGTGCAGAGTGTGTGGTCAGACGCCATGCAACTGTACACATATTGAGGAAGAGATTGCAGTTAATAATGCCGGAAGTGGGAACGTGCCAGGTATAGGGGTTGGACCCCAAGGTGAGCCTGGTGGTCGTAAAGCTATTATGAACAAGATGTTCAAGCGAAAGGCAGCTAATGTGGGTATTAAAGTTTCTACCTGATTGGATATTCTACGCAATATTAATTCTAGGATTCGCTGGATTAGTTTTAAGTAAGTTCGTCCCTGTATATTACAGAACAGCAGTACAAGCCGCATCAGCGGCTTTCTTTGTTTTTGGAATTTATATGGCAGGTGCTATCTACGACAACAATGCATGGAAAGCCCGTGTAAACGAGTTAGAAAAGAAGGTTGCAGAGGCGCAAGCAGAATCCGCAAAAGAGAATACAAAGATCGTAGAGAAGGTAATCACTAAGCGTGAGTATTATCGCGAACGTGGAAACGATATTATCAACTACATTGATCGAGAAATTGTTAAGTATGACGCGTCATGCGAAATACCTAAGGAGTTCATTGAAGTACATAATAAGGCAGCAACGAAATGAAATACATTCTTCTTACATTGTTGTTGACAGGATGTACAACTGTTCCTGTCGTTGCTAAGTTTCCAGAAGCTCCTTCACAGCTCTTGGAAGCATGCCCTGAACTACAAAAACTAAACGACCAAGCAAAGCTGAGTGATATTTCCAAAACAGCTGTGCTTAATTATACCACATATTATCAATGCACTTCAAAGACAGAAGCATGGATTGATTGGTATCGAACACAAAAGAAAATATTTGAAGGTATAACCAAATGAAAACATTCAATCAATTTATCAACGAAGGTCTTTGGGACAATATTCATGCAAAACGTAAGCGTATTGCTAAAGGATCCGGTGAAAAGATGCGTGCCCCAGGATCAAAAGGAGCCCCGACAAAACAGAATTTTGTCGATGCACAGGAATCCGCTGCATGGACCCGAAAGGCTGGTAAGAATCCTGATGGAGGCTTGAACAAAAAAGGGATCGCCTCTTACCGCAGAGAAAACCCAGGATCAAAACTGTCAATGGCTGTAACAACAAAGCCATCGAAACTTGATCCTGATTCAAAGGCAGCAAAACGTCGTGATAGTTTCTGCGCTCGAATGAGCGGAGTAGATGGTCCGATGAAAAAGCCAAACGGTGAGCCAACACGAAAGGCTCTTGCTCTAAGAAAATGGAATTGCTAAAAATGGAACTAACAAAAGAACAACTAAAACAATTACTTCCAAAAAATCCATACATCGATTACTGGCACAATGCTCTTTCGCAGCTACTGCCAGAGTATGAGATCAACACTCCTCAACGTATTGCAGCATTCATCGCTCAGTGCTCTCACGAGTCTGGCGGGTTTACTGCACTAAAAGAGAATCTGAATTACCGTGCTGTAACTTTGAGAAAAATCTTCCCAAAGTATTTTCCTACAGATGAGATTGCAAATCAATATGCTTCAATGCCTAATAAGCAAGCAGCAATTGCAAACCGTGTGTACGCAAACCGTATGGGTAATGGGGATGAGGCTTCGGGCGATGGTTACAGATATTGTGGCCGTGGCTTGATCCAATTGACTGGTAAGGAAAACTATACATGGTTTGCTGCAAGTCTTGAAATCTCTGTTGAGGAAGCTGCTGAGTATCTTCAAACGTTTGAAGGTGCTGCTCAGTCAGCATGCTGGTTCTGGGAAACTAATAACCTGAACCAATGGGCCGATAAGGGTGATATTCTTACATTAACAAAGCGAATTAACGGTGGTACTATCGGGTTAGAGGATCGTATTAAACATTATAAACACGCTTTGCATGTATTAGGAGTAGACCATGGCTGATGAAGTAAAACAAGAAGAAAAAGCACCGGAAGATTGGATGACCAAGAAGTGGCGTCCAATGATGGCAATGATGTATATGATCTGCTGTCTATTTGACTTTGCGCTATTCCCGATCATGTTCACTGTTGTTCAGTTCTGGGAAGTGCAAGCAGCAAATGATGCATTCCGTCAATGGGTACCAATCACACTGCAAGGTGGTGGTCTGTTCCACGTTGCAATGGGTGCTGTCCTTGGTGTATCTGCATATGGCCGTACACAGGAAAAGGTTGCTGGCGCTGCTGGTGGTCCTTCTTTGCCTGCTGGTCTACCGACACAAACAATTGCACCAACACCAGCTCCTGCGCCAGTGCAATACAGTGCTCCAGCACCGCAAATTGAACCAACATATATACCTCAAACTATTAATCAACCACAGGTTGTAGTAGGATTTGGCGGTAAACCAGCGCCTGCCCCAGCACCGCAACCACTCCTATAAGAGGATCCCATGAAAACCTTCCTATACGCGCTATGCGTCTCCGCAGGTCTTCTTTTCTCTGCCGGCATTCATGCTGCAGAAACAAAAGAAGTATGCGTTGACAAGACCACGAAAGATGGTAAACCTGTCAAAGGTAAAGACGGCAAGACAGCCCAAACATGCAAGACAATTAAAGTGCATAAGAAGCTAGAAGGCACGGCGGTACCGGAGAAGAAGTAAAATGGAATCGTTCGATACAGGAGCTCGAATAGCAGTGCTAGAGAATGAAATGAAGAACGTAGCTGCAGAAGTCAAGGAACACCGCCTTGACTCCAAAGAGCAACACAAGCAGATGATGGAGAAAATCGTCGAAATCGATAAACGCCTAGGTGTCATCGAAAGATGGCGCTGGATGATTGTTGGTGGCGCGCTTGCTTTAGGCTACGTAGCATCTCACTTCTTTAAAATGTAACCGTTGACTTTTCAACGCCAAAGCCCTATAGTCCACCTGTCTTGGTGGAATAGCTATAGGGCTTTTTATTATGCAGTGGATTGATGACAAATATATTGGGAGCATCTCAAATCGTTTGAGTATGTTTAAGCGCGCCGATGATGGTGTGTATAATTTCAGGTGTATGGTTTGCGGAGACTCCCGTAAGAGCAAAACCAAAGCTCGTGGTTACCTGATTCGTAAAAATGGCAATTACTTTTTCACATGCCATAACTGTAGTGCAACAATGTCGTTCAGCCGTTTACTGGAGATTGTAGACCCTGAACTGCACAAAGACTACATCAGAGAGCGTTTCTTGGAAAATCGCCGTGCTAATACGGCTAATATTGTGGAACCAGCACCCGATATCGGGCGGTTCATCACACCCAAATTCATTAAGTATACGCAGCTAGCAGATCTCAAAAAGATTAGCCAGTTGGATCCGTCACATCCGGCAAAGCGGTACATTATGAGTAGGAAGATCCCGTCTCCACTCCATTCTCGCTTGTTCTATGCGCCTAAGTTTAAGGCGTGGACAAATACCCTTATTCCTAATAAATTTGACTTGGAAAAGAAGGATGAGCCGCGTCTAATCATCCCGTTCATTGATAAGTATGGTAACCTGTTTGGATATCAAGGTAGGTCGTTTGGTAATGTTGAGCCACGGTATATTACGATCATTCTTGATGAGGCGATGCCGCGTGTGTTTGGTATGGATAAGATTGATTTGGTAGAGCGTGTATACGTTACAGAAGGCCCAATTGACTCAATGTTCATCCCTAATTGCTTGGCAATGGGTGGTTCCCACCTTGATAAGACAACAGTAAAGCTTGGCCTCAAGCCGTATAACATGGTTATAGTGTATGATAATGAACCAAGAAATAAAGAAATCGTGTTAGCTATTGAAAAAGCAATTGATTTAGGTTATAATGTATGCCTATGGCCGGAAGGTACTGCTCAGAAGGATGTTAATGAAATGATCCAAGATGGGCTGACCCCTAAACAGGTACTTGCTATTATAGATGCTCATACATACACTGGGCTGACAGCAAAAATGAAACTTACACAATGGAAGAAAGTATGATGATGCACTTTTTGAGTGAATATTATGGACGAGACAACGGACGCACTGCCCAGATCCATGCTGATGGATTTGGATATTATGTTCAAATGTATCAAGATGGTAATATGGTGAAACGTGTGCCTCTCTACGAGCAATCACGTGATTATGCAGAAGACTGCGCAGAAAACTGGACTTTAGGAATTATTAATGAGTGAATACCTCTCCCCACACAACTTTGAAGCAAGACTAATTAGCTATTCAAAACCATCTCGTGAACTTGTTCAGGAGGGGTTGTACGATATTCAGGAGCTTATTGGTTTCTGTGCACGTGTATCCAATCCAGCGAACCAGATGAATTTACAAACATCTGAGAAGCTGATTAAATATCTAATCAAACACCAACATTGGTCTCCTTTGGAGATGGTGTCGGCATGTGTGGAAATTACAACAACACGTGATATTGCTCGTCAGATCCTTCGTCATCGTAGTTTTTCCTTTCAGGAATTTAGTCAACGATATGCAGATCCTACAGCGGAGATGTCAGAAGCCTTTGTAACTCGTGAAGCACGCTTTCAAGATACCACCAATCGTCAAAATAGCGTTGAGTTTGACATGACCAACGATGAGCAGAGACGTCTCGCTTTCGAGTGGGAAAGGTCCCAGAAACGAGTTCTGTACGCAGTAGAAAAAGAATACAAATGGGCTATTGCTAACGGTATTGCGAAGGAACAAGCACGTGCTTTACTACCAGAAGGACTGACAAAAAGCCGCATGTATATGAACGGAACATTGCGTTCTTGGATCCACTATATACAACTCCGGTCTGCCAACGGGACGCAGAAGGAACACATTGAAATTGCTAAAGCATGTGCACAAGTGATTGCAGAAATCTTCCCGCTCACCACGCAGCTGGTATCAGAATAATAAAAATTGGAGTTTATTAATGTCAAATGACACATATATGGGAGTAGAGATTGACTACTCCCGGGATAATCTATTCGATGTCCTAGGAATCAAGCGTCTCCAAGAGTCCTACATGAAAGAGGATGAAACTAGCCCACAACAACGTTTCGCCTTTGTATCAAAACAGTTCGCTACAGATGAAAAACACGCGCAAAGACTTTACGACTACTCTAGTCGACATTGGTTGTCTTATTCTACCCCCATTCTGTCTTTCGGTCGTTCTGCCCGTGGTCTTCCTATTAGCTGTTTTCTTCCATATCTACATGATAGTTCAGCAGGGTTGGTCGATACTTTATCGGAAGTTAACTGGCTGAGTATGCTTGGTGGTGGTGTTGGTATCGGTGTCGGTATCCGCTCTGCTGATGATAAGTCTGTTGGTGTTCTACCACACCTTCGTACGTACGATGCAAGCTCTTTGGCATATCGTCAAGGTCGCACTCGTCGTGGTAGCTATGCTGCTTACCTAGACATCAGCCACCCAGACATCCAGATCTTCCTTGATATGCGTAAGCCTACTGGTGATCCCAATATGCGCGCACCTAATTTGCACCACGGAATCAATATTCCTGATGCGTTCATGCAGATTATTGAAAATTGCATGAAGGATCCTAACGCTAGCGATGACTGGGAGTTGAAAGATCCACACAATGGTGAAGTCCGTGAAGTAGTATCTGCTAAGGAGCTGTGGCAAAAGATTATGGACCTGCGTATGCACACAGGTGAACCATATTTGCACTTCATCGATACAAGTAACCGCATGATGCCCCAGTTCCAGAAGGATCTGGGTTTGTCTATCAAGCAAAGCAACCTGTGTTCTGAAATTATTCTGCCAACAGATAAGAATCGCACCGCTGTGTGCTGCTTGTCTTCTGTTAACTTGGAATACTTCGATGAGTGGAAGAACGATGAGTTGTTCCTGCGCGACATAGCAGAGATGCTTGATAACGTACTGCAATACTTCATTGATAATTCCAATGACACAATTGCACGTGCTCGCTATAGTGCTGAGCGTGAGCGTAGTATTGGTGTTGGTGCTTTGGGCTTCCATGCCATGCTACAAAAAGCAAACATTCCGTTTGAAAGTGCACTCGCAAAGTCGATCAATAACCAGATCTTTGGACATATCAAGGAAAAATTACATGAAGCTAATCTCGCTTTGGGCAAGATTCGTGGAGAAGCTCCAGACGCACGTGGATCCGGCCAACGTTTCAGCCACGTTATGGCTATTGCTCCTAATGCAAGTTCTTCGATCATTATGGGCAACACTAGTCCTAGTATTGAGCCTTACCGTGCTAATGCATACCGTCAAGACACTCTTTCCGGCGCTCACCTGAACAAGAACAAGTATCTTGATCAGATCATCCGCACTGCTGCAGACGGCAAGCCAGATGGTTGGTACGAAGAAGTGTGGTCGTCTATCATTGCGAATGATGGTTCTGTCCAGCACCTTGAGTGGATGGATGATTGGACGAAGGATGTATACAAGACATCGATGGAAATCGATCAACGCTGGATCATCGAGCATGCTGCTGATCGCCAGCAATACATCGATCAAGCCCAGTCACTGAATGTGTTCTTCCGTCCAGATGCCGATGTTAAATACATCCACGCTGTTCACTTCCTTGCCTGGAAGCTGGGATTGAAAACACTATATTACTGCCGTAGCGAGAAGCTGGCAAAGGCTGATAAGGTATCGAAGAGGGTTGAACGCGTTGTGATGCCTGAAATCGATCTGTTGGCTGTTGCTGATGGCGATGTATGTCTGGCATGTGAGGGATAATATGAACCGTCGACCTCTTAAATTTATTACGAGGGAGAAGGAATGGGAGCTGATTCAGCGATTGCTTACAATTGTTGACAGCTCCTCATTTGATCCTACAGACACAGCGGTGATCATGGCATCACCAGACTACTCAGCAACAGTAGCCATGCATCTAGCTCATGCATGGTCGCTAAAAGGTGAGATGCTTTCAATCATTCCTGTTGATGTTACATACCCCGATGAGGATTCAGCACCATACCGTGAAAAGATGGTAGAGCAAGCAAGATATATTCGACAGTTTAAAAAGCTGGTACTTGTAGAAGCTGGTATCATTAGAGGCGGCAACTGGAAGTGGATGCTCGATCTCCTCGATTGCTGGGGATTTGAAAGAAAAGACATCACGTTAGTAGCGATGTGTGAAAACGTATTTTCTGCAATCAAATCTGATTATGTCGGGGAATATTACAACGACGACAAAGAGGAGCTAATGTTCTACTTTGAAAAATATAACAAACATTGGCCAGTGAGGTAAAATGAAACTACTTAAATTCGAAGCACCATGGTGCACAAAGTGCAAAACAGTATCAAAGGTATTGGAAGGTATGGCTCTTCCATTTCCTGTAGAGATTGTCAACATTGACGCTGATCGGGACACTGCACTACTGTATGGTATTCGTGGCATTCCACATATGATCCTGATGGATGAGAATGATACCATCATTACCCGTATTGGTGGTGTAGCAACAAAAGAACAACTAACAGAGGCGTTTGGACTACAATGAAAAAACTTCTAGTATTGCTGGCATTCTTGCCACTATTTGCATTTGCACAAAAAGAAAAAGCCGGCGTCACATACGATGTTGTGCTAACACGTGTTATCGATGGTGACACAGTTGCGTTCCAGGCTAACTGGCTACCCGATCCATTGAAGAAGGAACTATCTATTCGTGTATTCGGTGTAGACACACCTGAAAAAGGATTCCGTGCTAAATGTCCTTCTGAGGATGCTCGTGGACAAGCTGCCACTGCATTTACCAAGAACATGATCAACACATCCACAAAGCGCCAGATCGTTATGATGGACTGGGACAAGTATGGTGGTCGTGTGTTGGGAGATGTATTGCTCGATGGTAAGAGTCTTCGTGCAGGTCTGATCCAGAATGGATTTGCACGCGAATACTACGGTGAAGCCAAGACTTCATGGTGTCAGTAAGTGATATTCAAATGCTCGATATTTTCTCACCAGAGATTGTCGAGCAAACCATCAGATACTATAATTCCATTGGAACATATAGATCAGAAACGATGAAGAAAGCCGATCCAGGGGATGCTCTCAACTGGATCGACCCTATTTTGAGGAAACATTTTCCAGAGATAGGGGAGTTTATCGGCGGTAACTTCTACAAACACAAATATCCCTATTTGCCACATACAGATCACCAAGCTCAGTGGGGTGATTCGAGTATCAACATTGTTGTTCCATTGTGGTTTATTGGGTCACAACCTTCTCTAATTGTGTTCGATCAGACATGGTCAGGTCCTCCTACTACATGGACAATGACATACCCAAAAAGAGATGGTGAAATTAGTTCATCTGTTAATGGACAGCTTTTAGGGTGTCCTGGGGATTATGACATTGGCAACCACACAGATGACCATGTTGATTATGATCTTGCAATGGAGCATTTACAATTCCCAGAAGATTGTTATTATGGAATGAGTGGCGTGGCGTTTACTTTTACGCCCGGATCTGCTATTATGTTCGACAACTCAAAAATACATTGCACGAGCAAATTCATAGGTGAAAAGCTCGGCCTCTCACTTAGGTACAAACCAAAACAATTATGACCACAAAACAAAAACTTAAACTAACCGACGAGCGCAGCTCATTTAAGCCATTTAACTATCCATGGGCATATGATGCATGGTTGAAGCACGAACAAAGCCATTGGTTACATACCGAAGTACCAATGCTAGAAGACGTCAAGGACTGGAAGAATAAACTTTCAGCAGAAGAAAAGCAATTCCTCACACATATCTTCCGTTTCTTTACTCAAGGTGATGTGGACGTTGCTGGTGGTTATGTAAAGAACTATCTGCCATACTTCCCGCAACCAGAAGTTCGTATGATGCTGACTGGATTTGCTGCACGTGAGGCATTGCACGTTGCTGCATATAGCCACCTAATCGAGACGCTGGGTATGCCGGAGTCTACATATAATGAATTCCTCGAGTATGAGGAAATGAAGGATAAGCACGACTATTTCCTCTCCATTGCAGGACAAGACGCAACTACGATTGCCCAGCAGATCGCTGCGTTCTCTGCATTTACGGAAGGCATGCAACTGTTCTCGAGCTTCATTATGCTGTTGAACTTCCCACGTCATGGTAAGATGAAGGGAATGGGTCAGATCGTCACTTGGTCGATCGTTGATGAGACAATGCACGCAGAGGGAATGATCAAGCTGTTCCGTACGTTTATTGAAGAGAATAAGAGTATCTGGAACGATGAGCTCAAACAACAAATTTACAGCATTGCTGAGAAGATGGTTCTACTCGAGGATCGGTTTATCGATCTGGCATTCAGCCTGGGCCCTATGGTTGATCTGGACGCTGCTGACGTTAAACAGTACATCCGCTATATTACTGACCGTCGCCTCATTAGCCTTGGCCTTAAAGGAATTATGAAGGTTAAGAAGAATCCGTTGCCATGGGTTGAAGAAATGATTAATGCTCCTACGCATACTAACTTCTTCGAAAACCGTGCAACAGATTATGCAAAAGGTGCAACGAGCGGTTCATGGGATAACGTGTGGGCAAAACCCTAATACTGCGTCCTGACGGATACCAGTACGACTTAGACTCCTACTTTCCTGATCTAAAAAGGGACGTAGGTGTCTCTTTATCTGCAGGTATAGAATCTACTATCCTGCTCCACATCCTGGTAACAAGGTATGGAGCAGATCGAGTGAAAGCGTTCTCTGGTGTTATCGAAGGACGTCGAGGATGGGAAAGCAACTACGCTGCTAAAATGGCTCAATGGATGAATGTGCAACACATTCCTGTTGATGATGACTTTTCATGCATGTCACCAAAAGAAAGCGTACGTCTTTACAATCATGCCTTTCAAAAGTATGATATCAGGTCGTGGTTTGTTGGCGCAGCAAAATTGTGGTACCACCCTACATTTCACACATTACAAACATCATTGGAGCTTCGTAAGAAAGGTGTGTACCTTCCTTTCATAGATCTTCAAAAGCAACATACTATCGACCTGTACTACCAGCTTGGTGTCGAACATCTACTAAAAGACACTCATTCATGTACTGCTCAAGGTGTTACGCATTGTGGAAACTGTGTATGTTGCTCGGAACGTGTCAGAGGATTTAATGAACTTGGTCTAAACGATCATTCTATATACGACTGTGGCTGGACGGAAGCTCTTAGAGAAGCGTATGTACCAGGCCGCATTGTTAAGACATGGTAGGAGATCTAATGATAGACCAAAATTCAGAACCACACGTATGTTTCGAGTGTGATGCGGAATATGTAGTGACTACACCGTACAACGACATCGCTGTTGCATTTTGCCCATTCTGTGGCGCAGAAACAGCAGATGATGAAGATTTAGATGAAGACAACGAAGAAGACTACGACGAATGACGTGGTTTTTAAATGATGTACAGTTTGATGAACCAGAAGAGCAGTATTACGGGTTTGTGTATCAAATAACAAATACGCAAACAAACAAAAAGTATATCGGTAAAAAACTGTTCTGGTTCAAGAAGACTAAAGTGTTGAAGGGCAAGAAGAAAAAGTACCTTGCCCCATCTGACTGGAAGACTTATTACGGCTCGTCTGTTGCTGTAAAGAAAGACGTCGATGCACTCGGTGAAAGTGTTTTCAAGCGTGAAATATTGAGACTGTGCAAGAGTAAGGGTGAATGCTCTTATTATGAAGCAAAGTATCAGTTTGATGCTGATGTGTTAAAAAATCCTGATCAATACTACAATGATTGGATTATTTGCAGGGTACATCGGAAACATATCGCTAACTGTTGACCTTAGTGTATAAATGTGTATAATAGAAGAAAGGAGATTATTATGCAAAGACAACAATTTGTTACTAAGCCTAATTTCTCATTATACAATTGCATCAACAACGAACGGATTACCGGAGACTTGATCAATGAAGATGAGATTGAGGGTAAGAAGTTTTATGTGATGCGCGTAGGTCCTCGCGTGCTAAAACTAGCGAAGGACGCATACGCACCAAAGAAAGCCAACCTGACCCGTTGACTTTACAGTTTAAATGCTGTATACTCGGTTTACCAACTATTATTGGTATTTTGTTATCTTACTTTATGAAAGAATTGAAAATGACTCAAAAGCAAAAATTGTTTACCGCGCTATCTAAAGGCGTTGAATTGACCACCAAGCAAATTCGCGCACGCGGTATTGCATCGCCTAGCAAGGTTGTTTCTCGCTTGCGCGAAGACGGTGTTAAGATTGCAACCAAGGAATATGTCACCAAAAAGGGTGTTGTTACTTACAAGTATGCATTGACCCAAGGTACAAAGCGTGCTGCAATGACTGCTTGATCACAGCATAGATAAGTGATATAATGGGGGTGATAATTCACCCCCTTTTCGTTTAAGGAGTTTGTTATGGAACAGTTTTACACATCGAAGCAAGGCCGCGATCATTTGAAAACAATGCTGCACAACAGCGTTGTGGAAGTACGATTCTTGAAGGCTGATGGCACAGAGCGTGTTATGAAGTGTACCCTGCAGTCTGATGTGATCATTGCAGGTGAGAAGAAGACAGAACGCACCAAACCTGTCAATGAAGAAGTATTGAATGTGTGGGATGTGGAAAAGGATGCATGGCGCTCTTTCCGTCTTGATGCAATCACGAATGTGAATACACAGCTATGAAAGTAGGATTCACATGCTCAGCATTTGACTTGTTGCACGCAGGTCATATTCTAATGCTTGAGGAAGCAAAGAAACAGTGCGATTGGCTCGTAGTTGGGCTGCAGACAGATCCATCTATCGATCGACCAGATACTAAGAACACTCCTGTTCAATCGATTGTTGAGCGGTACATCCAGTTGAAAGCTGTCAAATATGTCGACGAGATTGTTGTTTATACAACAGAAAAAGATCTTATCGATCTTCACTACGTCGTTCCGGTGAAGGTTCGTATTCTAGGTGAAGAATACCAAGACAAAGATTTCACCGGCAAAGAGTTGTGCGGCACACTTGGCATTGAGACATACTTCAATACACGTCAGCATCGCTTTAGCACAACAGAGCTACGTCAACGAATTGCTGTGGAAGCATTGAAATGAACGTATTGGTAACAGGTTCACATGGATACATTGGATCTGTTCTCTGTAAAGTGCTTACAGAAGCAGGTCACAACGTGGTGGCAGTTGATAATAAAAAGTTCCTTGGCGGGGACTTTCGCTATTTCCGAACTGTGTATCATCATTCATTTGATTCTGATATGGTTGCCAACCTCGTTATCACTGAAAAGATTGAGGTAATTTACCATCTAGCAGCAACGAGCCTGGTTGGACCTGATGCACTTGATCCGATTGAGTATTACTGGAACAACGTGTCTCACACCACTAACATGGTTCATAAGCTGATTGAGCGAGGATGGAAGGGCCGCATTGTATTTGCAAGCACTGCTGCAGTATACTCACCTCAATCTAACATGCTCGGTCGTCCGTTTGACGAGTACTCACAAGTAGATCCTGCAAGTGTGTATGGAAGAACTAAATTGATCTGTGAGGACGTGTTGAAGCACGCAACCAAATACGGAATTAAAACGTCTATATTCCGTTTCTTTAACGTTGCTGGTGCAGTTGATGATCTTGGTGAAGAACACGAAGATACCCACCTCATATCGAGGATTTGCCATGCAGCATTGGGGCATTCAGATATGAAGGTGTATGGTGATAACTTTGATACGCCAGACGGCACGTGTATTCGGGATTATGTCCATGTACTGGATGTGTGTCGAGCAATGATGTGTTATCGTCCAGAAGCTCCCTTGGAAGTATACAACTTAGGTACTGGCCAAGGAGCATCCGTCAAACAGGTAATTGACTTCTTTACGTGTGTTACTGGTATTGATGTTCCGTATGAAGTTGTCAGACGCCGCGCAGGTGATGTATCAACGCTCGTGGCTGACGGCAGTGCATTTAAAAGAGATACGGGATTCCAGTACCAGCACAGTTTTTTGGTTGAGATTATAGAAACATCGTGGGAATATTTTAGGAGTAAAAATGGGGTTTGATGTAAACGAAATTTCGAAGAATTCGAAAGGCGGCACTGAGCTGTTGAAGATGGAGCTGGAGAAGCGGTTACCTGCTGGGTTAATCGATGACTTCCAGATCATCTGCTCACGTGTGCGCCAAATTGAAGAAGATAAGATCCGTCTATACTGGTTACATGACCTGCCAGAGGATCCAGAAACTGCTCACCTGAAAGAAGCAGCAAGCCGTGACCGCTTCCATAAGATGGTGTTCTGTGGTAACTGGCAGTATACACGTTACCGCGACTACCTTGGCGTTCCACATGACCACAACTCTTTGGTCATCGATAACGGTGTTGAACCAATCGAAGTACATGAGAAACCAAAAGATGAAGTTCGTCTGATCTACTTCTCAACACCTCAACGCGGGCTGGAAATCCTGGTACCTGTGTTTGAAGAGTTGTGCAAGAAACATGACAACATCGTACTTGATGTGTTCTCGAGTTACAGCATCTATGGCTGGCCTGACGCTGATAAGCGCTTTGAGCCAATCTTTGATCGTTGCCGTGCTCATCCAAAGATCAACTATCATGGATCGCAGTCAAATGAAGTGGTCCGTGAAGCGCTTAAACGTGCACATATAATGGCCTATCCTTCTATTTGGATGGAGTGCAACAGTCGCGCAGTGATTGAAGCAATGAGTGCTGGATTGATGTGTATCCATCCTAACTATGGTGGTTTGGTTGACACATCTGGTGGTATGAACTTGATGTATCAGTGGGATGACAACGTCAACCGCCATGCCGGTGCATTCTATGCAGCCTTGGATCACGGTATTCAATCTGTTCATAGTGAGCCATCACGCAACTATTTGCAGCTCGTTAAGATGTATGCTGATACACGATTCGGGTGGAACAGAATCACTGCACAATGGGAAAGTTTGTTGATGGCTATGAAAGAACGGTACCCAACTTTGGAATCTCGTGCACTACCTCAACAGATGTTCCATTACAAACCATAAACGTTGACAAAGGTGGTAGATTGGTGTAATATATACTAATCTACTACTCTGAAATTTAATATGATTTTACTGGACCTTTCACAGGTAATGATCTCTAACATTATGGCACAGATTGGAACGCACACCGATGCAATCCAACCTGACCTTGTTAGACATATGATTATCAACACCATTCGTTCGCTTAAAGTGAAGTTTGGCAAAGAATACGGCGAACTTGTTATTGCATGTGATGATCGCAAATACTGGCGCCGTGAGTTCTTCCCACAATACAAAGGTAATCGTAAGATTGACCGCGAAAAGTCTAACGTAGACTGGCCTGCTTTATTCGAGATCATTAACATGATTAAGCAGGAGCTGAAAGACCATTTCCCATACCGCGTAATCCAAGTCGAACACGTTGAAGCAGACGATGTTATTGCATCGCTGTGTATGAAATTTGGTCAAGAACTAAATAATGGAAACAAGATCCTGATCCTCAGTGGGGATAAGGACTTTGTTCAACTCCAGAAGTTTGGTAACGTGTATCAGTATGATCCAGTAATGAAGCGTGATATCGCTTCCAACGATCCTGAGAAATTCCTGACACGCTTGATTCTTTCTGGTGACCGTGGTGACGGTGTACCAAATGTCCTGTCGCCGGATAATTGTATTGTTGAGGGTATTCGCCAGAAGGCCCTCAGAGAAACCAAAGTTGATGAAATTCTCAACACACCCTTTGAGTCTCTGCCCGAAGAGATTCGCCGAAATTGGAATCGCAACAAGATGATGATCGATCTGAGCATGATTCCAAAACATATACAGACTGCCATTGTGCAGGAGTATGACGCACAGGCCGGCAAGCCTCGTGACAAAATCTTCAATTATTTGATTAACCACAAAATGAAACTACTGATCGAATCAGTGGGTGACTTCTAATGAAAAAAAGCATCTCGGAACTTCTTACAGAATGTTCCAAACTCCCTAGTTCAAAAGCAAAAGCAGAGTTTCTACAACAGAACGATTCGCTGACAATGCGTGTTGTTTTACAGTACGCTCTTGATCCACGCATCGTATGGAATTTGCCACCTGGTGAACCTCCATACAAACCCTGCGAGTTTCTCGATCAAGAGGCTCGACTTTTCCAAGAGATCCGCAAACTGTACTTGTTCATTAAAGACAGCGGTGCGCCTGATCTATCAGCCCTTAAACGGGAATCCCTTTTTATTCAGTTTCTTGAGGGCATTGACCCTAAAGATGCAAAGCTGATGTGTAGTGTAAAAGATAAGAAGCTCCCATACAAAGGACTTACCGCTAATCTTATTAACACAGCCTTTCCTGGCTTGATTCTACAGAAAGAAGAGAAGAAAAGTGAGCAAACCTCAGCGTAAGATGCAGGACCAGTATAACTTCGAACGAGAAGAGAAGTCCCATCATTATTACAAGATTCAAAAAACAGAGCAATCCAAAAAGATGCTCCGAAGTTTGGATAAGGCCTTGAAGACCAAGGACCTACATAAACTGATCCATGCAGATGAATATTAAGGAGATAGCATGTTTACAAAATTGAAGCAATGGTTGTTTGGTAAGCCGGAACAAACACAAGTACAAGTAGTTGGCGACAACTCAGTTGGTGTGCAAGCAAAAGAATCTGTTGAGGTTCAGGTTAGCGGCGTACCGTATAAGGTTGAATTGCCAACACCAAAACTAGAAGTTGAAAAGCCTAGTGAACCAGCTCCTGCTGTCACAGTAGCACCCGACGTGACCTGGCCTTTTGACGGCACCGAAGAAGCTAAGCTAAAGAAGCCTCGCAAGCCACGCGCCAAAAAGCCTAAGGCAGAGTAATGCCAACATACACCTTCCGCAAGAAGGGCACCGAAGAGGTGTTTGACAAGTTTATGTCAATCTCTGCTAGAGAGCAATACCTAGCAGAGAACCCAGATATTGAATCGATCATCGGTGCTCCTGCCACGATCGACGCTACATTCAATAAAAAGCCCGACGCTGGCTTCCGTGAAGTGTTGCAAAAGATCAACGCTCACCACGATAAAAAATATACACGGTCTACCATCAACACGTTCTAAAGGAGTATCATTTGAACGGACTGCCTGCCTACAAAGAAGACGATTTCACTTCATTAAAGAAAGATCGCAAGCGTAAAGTAACACATAATAAGGAGTTATTGAAGGTAAGGCAAATTAAGCCGATGACATGGGCGCAGGAAGATATGATTGAAGCATATGCTCGTGGTGCTAACATCGTTGCTGTTGGTTCGGCTGGTACGGGTAAAAGCTTCATTGCTTCCTACCTCGCACTGACCTCACTATTTTCCAGACAAGTAGATAAGATCGTTGTGGTGCGTAGCGCTGTGGCGACAAGAGATATGGGGCACTTGCCTGGCTCCTTGCAAGAGAAGTCAGAAGTGTTTACAATTCCATACAAGCAGATTTTTAATGATCTGTGTGAGAATGGAACAGCATGGGACATCCTTACAAAGAAGAACATGGTAGAGTTCATTACCACTTCTTATGTTCGTGGTATCACTCTTGAAAACTCGATTGTAATTATCGATGAATTTCAATCAATGACTGCACATGAGCTGTATAGCGTATTGACACGTGCAGGTAAGGGAACACGTATTATCGTGTGTGGTGATACGAAACAGACTGACTTAGATGGCCGCAAAGAAAAGAGCTGCTATGACTGGTTCATGCAGGTCGTTGATAAGATGCCTGATTGGTTCAACTGCACCACGTTCATCCATTCTGATATTGTGCGTAGTGATTTTGTTAAAGCCTTGATTATGGCTGTGGAGAGTTAATTGTTTACAACGCAACCTAGGTCGAAGTATTTTGACCTATCCGAACCCTTGCCCGAAGCTATTGAACCAGAGGTTTCGTATAGCGATGAAGGCAAGCGGTTCTACAAGACTCCTGAGGGTAATCTATACCCTTCTGTCACCACTGTCCTCTCAACACTGTCAGCAGATGGCATTGAGAAGTGGCGTAAGAAAGTAGGAGCAGAGGAGGCCAAAAAGATTGGCGTCCAGGCATCCCGCCGTGGTACCGCTGTTCACTTGATTGCTGAAAACTATCTGTTGAACAAAGACGACTACACAAGCGGTGCCATGCCAGCAAACGTATCCACATTCAATCAGATTAAGGGTTACCTCGATCTGTACTGTGATGCGGTGCACGGGAATGAATACCCGCTATATAGTGATGAATTACGTACTGCCGGGCGTTGTGATATGATTGGACGGATGCATGGCATTCGCACGATCGGTGATTTCAAAACAGCAAAGAAGTTCAAAAAAGAAGAGTGGATCAAAGGTTACTTCCTCCAATGTACCACTTATGCTCTTGCTCTTTATGAACGCCATAAGATTTGGTGCCCCCAGATCTGCATTATGATTGCTACGGATGAAGATGGTTTACAGCCATTCCTCAAACGTACCAAGGATTATGTTGATGAAGTACGTGATGTGTTCGACAACTATCACAAACAAAGGGAAGTACAATGCCTGGATTCGTTCTTATAACACCTAATGGTCAGCGCCACCCATATCATATAAAGGCCTGTGCGGAAATATTTAAAAGTATTTTTGGTGGCCGTATTGAGGATGTAAAGACAGGATGGATCTGGGATTAATATGTTTGCACACATAATTTATTATCTACGTTTGAAATACGTAGAATGGAAAATCAAAAAAGAAAATAGCAAGTTCAATTATTGATATGAGTGTTTTAATTTCTGGAGGCTGCTCTTACGCCTATGGTGAAGGGCTAGCCAACCGTGATGATCGGTATGCACAAAAAGTCGCTGACTACATGGATAAAGAACTTGTGGATGTATCTGTCCCTGGTGCATCCAATGATTACATCGCATCATGTGTGATCATGGGTATTAACCGTGCTTTGTCACAAGGTAAACAACCAAGTGATATTGTGGTAATGGTTGGATGGACTTCACAAGCACGGTACGAATATTATGACACAGGTGTTGACTTAATTATGTCCGTAATGGCAATGGTTGGCCCTGGAACACAGCATCATAAGATTGGTAATGTGTCACGTGATCAGATAGTAGAGTCTATGTGGGGACCGTCGTTCGGTTACTATCAGTTTCTCAGAGCATATCAACGTGTCGATGCACACTGTAAACTACTTGGGATACCCGTTATTCACAAGCAGAGCATTAACGTATATGCTATTAACTTTAGAGCTGCTCCGCACGCGTTTGCTTCATTTGCACAAAATGAAATCATAAACCACGCCCTGACTCCAGAACAAAAGAAGAGTGTCAAACATCTATTGAACCAATCTTCTTTTCAAACAATGGCTGCTGCAGACAAAGAGCTCGATGAAACCCAGCACCCCACATCTCCCTCCCATTTTAAATGGGCCAATCTGATAATATATGATTTTGAGAAGACACATGGTAAAATGGGTTAAAAGCATCGTGCAGAGATGTCAGCTAGCGTGGATTCGTTACAAAATTAAAAAACAAAGTAATAAGTTTACATACTAATGAAAAAGGTTTTGGTATCGGGTGGATGCTCTTTTGCATATGGTTTCAATCTACCCGACCGTAATGATCGATATGCAAAAGTAATCGCAGATCAATGCAAGCTCGATCTTTTCGATGTCTCTACATCAGGCGCTGGAAACGATACAATTGCAGCAGCAACCGTCACAGGCGTGCATGCATCACTCAAGAAGTATAGCCCCCACGAGATCATTGTTATTGTAGGGTGGACCGATCAGGCTCGGTTTGAGTACTGGGATAATGTTGCTAAGGGAATTCAAACAGCTTTTCCGGAATACCAGAAACATAAGTTTGGTGCAGCTAATCCTCGTCATGCAAACATATCACAATTTGCTGCAGATAATATGTGGTCATTAGAATATAGTTACTACAAGCTGATACATTCTTTCAATTACCTTAACAGTTTTTGCAGAGCTAATGGTGTTACTATAATCAATAAACCTAATTTAACACTCTACAAAGTACCGATGGAGAAGGTTGATACAATCAATTCAGAAATGAACGGAAGAAGTTACGTTGATGATGTGATAATGCCTGCTGATAAAAAAGCATGGGAAAACATATTCATAGCCACATCATTATACAAGTTTACATCCACTCTCGGCCTTCAAATACAGCCGGGTTATGATTCACATCCGAACGCTGAAGGTCATCGTTCATGGGCAAGAAAGTTAATGAAAGATTATGGCAACGTACTGGGGACTTAGTTATGGACATCACGATGCTGCTGGTGTCGTGATTGATAATGGTAAACTTGTGTATGCAAAACGTGCACAAGAATATACCAACAAACCAAACGATAAAAACATTCATCCGTTGATGATTGGATGGATGGGCACGTTTACAGACAAGCGTGTCCCTGAACAGATTTACCTC